ACCGTGAATTTAAAATGACGGCTGAAGCGGCATTTAGAAAATTTGGAGATGCATTACCAAAAGTTGTATTGAAAAAAGTAAAAGATCATCCTTATGAAGAAGTTGTCTTGCATCATTGCGTAAAACCTAACGACAACCTAAACCCCTACAAGCTTGACAATAAGTCAATGGCTTATTCGTCTATTTATTATCACAAAGAAGAAAACCACATAATATCTATTGGTGGTTACAATGAGTTTCCTTACATAGTTCCAAGATATTTAAAATCAAGCAGTGAAGTTTATGGTAGATCACCATCTATGACAGCCCTGCCTGATATTAAAATGCTGAATAAAATGGCAGAAACAACCATAAAAGCAGCACAAAAAATGGTAGATCCACCGCTTTTAGTTCCAGATGATAGTTTTATTTTACCTGTAAGAACACAACCAGGAGGGTTAAATTTTTATAGATCAGGATCTAGAGATAGAATAGAGCCTCTAAATATTGGTGCTAATACTCCTGTAGGAATAAATTTAGAAGAACAAAGACGCAAAGCTATACAGCAAGTCTATATGATTGATCAGCTTATATCTGAACAAAGTCAGCGTATGACCGCAACGGAAGTTATGCAACGTAACGAAGAGAAAATGAGATTACTTGCACCTGTACTTGGTAGATTGCAAGCGGAAATGCTGCGTCCATTAATTGATAGAGTTTTTAATATTTTACTTAGAAGTAATAAACTGCCAGTGCCACCTGAGCAGCTGCAAGGAGAAACAATAGATATTGAGTATGTTTCACCGCTTGCTAGATCACAGAGACAAGGTGATGTGCAAGCTATTCTAAGAACTATGGAAATGATAGCTCCGTTAAGTGACAGATTACCAGTGATGGATCATATTGATCCAGACATGCTTGTAAAACATGTTACTGATGTTTTAGGAGTTCCAAGAAAAGTATTGCGATCTGACCAAGAAATAGATGCAATTAGGCAGCAAAGAGCAGAACAAGAGGCAGCTGCACAAGAACAACAACAATTGATGCAGACAGCACAAGCGGCTGGTCAAGCTGCACCAATGGTTGATAAATTAACAGGAGGGTAAATGGATGTACAAGAAAAAGAAAAAGAAAAAATAATTAAACAGCTTACAGCTGATTATAAATTTGTCTTTGGATCAGAAGCAGGAGAAAGAGTTTTATCTGATCTAAAACGAAGATGTCATTTTGCGACAACAACAAACGTCAAAGGTGACTCACACGAAAGTGCATTTCTTGAAGGACAGAGAAGTGCGGTTCTATTTATTATTAATGTCCTGTCACGAAAGGAAGACTAAATGTCAGAAGAAGTACAGACAACTGTAGCGGAGGAGCAGCAAACTCCCACGCAATCTGAAACAGCAACTGAAACGTCAAGGTTTATTGATAGCATATCAGAAGATATTCGAAATGAACCTTCATTACAAAATATACAAAACGTGGATCAACTAGCAAAAAGTTATGTCCACGCACAAAGAATGGTAGGGGCTGATAAGATACCACTACCTAATAAACATGCCACAGAGGATGACTGGTCACAGTTTTACTCAAGATTAGGCAGACCAGACTCACCTGATGGTTATGAATTACAATACACACCACCATCAGAGGGCTACGAAGCAACAAACTTGCCAGGCTTTCAGGAAGCAGCATATCAGGCAGGTCTAAATACTGATCAAGCTCAGCAGCTTTTATCTTGGTACAATGGACTTGAAAGTGCTGCATTAGAAACAGCCTCGGCACAAACAGAAATACACAGAACGTCATCAGAACAAGACCTGAGACAAGACTGGGGTTTAGCTTATGATGAAAAGCTTGCTCAAGCTAACGGTGTATTTAAAAAATTTTTTGGGAGTGATATGGCGGAAATACCTCTTGAAGATGGATCATTACTGGGTAACAATCCTCAGTTCATTAGAGCATTGAACAATCTAGCATCTAATTTTTCTGAGGACTCTATTACAGCTGATCAAACTTCATCAGGTGCTATGACTCCACAAGAAGCCAAATCAGAGATTGCAAAACTACAAATGCCTGGCACTGCGTATTGGGATAAATTAAATCCTAATCACCAGCAAGCTGTAGAAGATGTTGCTAATCTTTATAAAATGGCTTATCCAGATTCAACGGAATAATCTACTTAGTAGACTCCGTTTGACAGCTGAGTACAGTTCAGCCGTTGAGCAAACGTAAAATGTAAGAAAACCCTGTTAGGACAATTTTCTGATTTTTTTTAACTTAACATTGTAAAAAAGGAGGACTCCATGAGTTCACAAATTACAACTGCATTTGTCGAGCAGTATTCTGCTAACGTACAAATGCTGTCACAACAGATGGGTTCGCAACTCAGGGCTGCGGTGGATGTTGAGAGTATTACTGGAAAAAATGCGTTTTTTGAACAAATCGGCTCAGTAGCTGCTGTAAAGAAAACGTCAAGACACTCAGATACTCCACAACTCGACACTCCACATGCTAGAAGACGAGTAAGCACTGAGGACTATGTGTGGGCTGATCTTATAGATGATGTTGACAAAGTAAGAATGTTAATTGACCCAACAAGCTCTTATGCCAAAGCAGCAGCAGCTGCAATGAATAGAGCTATTGATGACGTTATCATTAGTGCTTTGGGCGGTTCAGCTTTTACTGGCGTATCTGGTGGCACAAGCGTTGCTCTACCTGCTGCAAGTAAATTTTCGACATCAAACCAATCAGATGGACTAACTATTGCTAAGTTACTAGCTGCTAAAAAGCGTTTTGACTTACAAAGCGTTGATCCATCAATCCCTAGATATATTGTCTGTGGGCCAAACCAAATTTCTGATTTGTTGGCAACTACAGAAGTAAAATCTAGTGATTTTAACACCGTTAAGGCTTTAGCTCAGGGTGATATAGATTCTTTCTTAGGATTTAAATTTATCACTTCTAACAGACTAAACCTTGATGCAACTAACACGGATGACAGGCTATGCTTTGCCTTCACTCAAGACGCAGTAAAACTTGCTATTGGCAAGGACATTATGGCTAAAATTGACGAGAGAAACGACAAAAACTACTCAACTCAAGTTTACTATTGTATGTCAGTTGGTGCGACTAGAATGGAAGAAGTCAAAGTATTCCAAATTCCGTGCAACGAATAGTAGGAGGACATTATGGGAACAGTTTATTCAGCTCAAAAGACTAAATACGACCAGAACGTACCTTCTGAAAAAGTCAAAGCTAATGAGCTTGGTGGTAGAATGAGAGTTGCTTTCGCAGAATACGAGGCATCTTCTCTAGCATCTGGTGATGACATTGAAATGTTTATCTTACCAGACGGTGCAAGAATATTGCACGGCTACCTAGCACATGACGCTATGGGCAGCTCCACGACACTAAGTGTCGGTCATGGAGCATACAAAAGCTCAGACGGTAGTGATGTAGCAAAAGACGTAGATGAGTTCTATGCAGCAGCTGCTTCTACTTCAGCTCAAAAAGTTGATGTAGCAAACACGCTTGCTCTTGGATCAGGAATCGAAGTTGACGCTGATGGTGACGGTTACAATGTAACTGTAACTATGGGCGGTGCTGCTGGTACTGGATCAATAGCATTAACAATGTTTTACGTTGTTGATTAATTAACTAAGGGCAGCCCTAGGGCTGCCCTCTAATTGGAGAAACTTATGGCAAGACCAGGATTATACGCAAACATTCATGCGAAACGAGAGAGAATCAAAAAAGGATCAGGTGAAAAAATGAGAAAACCAGGATCACCAGGTTCACCTTCAAAACAGGACTTTATTGATTCTGCAAAGACAGCAAAAAAAAGAAAAACTTTAATAGGTTAGGAGATAACTATGCCACATACAAAGACACACATGTCAGCAAAAAATAAAAAACTTGCTTCTATGTACGGTGACAAAAACAAAGTAACAAGAGGTGATATTATTGCTGCCGTTACAAAAAACAAAGAAAAGAAAAAAAGTAAAACCCTAGTAGGATAATGGCCAAAAAAGAACATCAAAATCCATCAGGTGGATTAAATGAAGCTGGCAGAAAATTTTACGGTGTAAAAGCACCTGTTAGTTCAGGCACAAACCCTCGAAGGGTAAGCTTTGCTGCCAGATTTTCTGGAATGAAGGGAGCTTTGGAAAAGGACGGAAAACCGACAAGGCTAAAGCTTGCACTTAAAAAATGGGGTTTTGCGAGCAAAGAAGCAGCAGCTAAATTTGCTGCAAATAATAAAAAATCAAAAACGTTAGTAGGTTAAAATGACATCAGTTGTAGAAATTTGCAATTCAGCATTGAACATGCTGGGTGCTGCAAACATTACTGCTCTTACAGAAGACTCAAGAAATGCAAGATTATGTAATCAAAGATACGTTCCATTACGAGATGCAATATTTAGAACTCACTATTGGAATTGTTTGATAAAAAGAGTTGAGCTTGCTGCTGATGCGACAGCACCAGCTTATGAATTTGATAAACAATATACACTGCCGACAGACTGCATAAGAATAATACAGGTAGGTGGATTTCATAACGGCTCGTCATCAATGTTAGATAGTGGACAGGTTTATAAGGTAGAGGGTAGAAAAATTGTAACAAACGAAGAAGAAATATTTTTAACATATTTAGCAAAAATTACAGATCCTTCTGTGTATGACACTTTGCTAGTCGAAACGATAGCTGCAAGACTTGCTGCTGAATTATGCTATGCCATTACACAGTCGAACACTTTAGCCGCTCAGCTAAATGCTGTATATTTAGATAAGCTGAAAGAGGCAAGGTTTGTAGATGCATCTGAAGGCACACCTTATGACATTGACGCAAGCACATTTATTAATGCGAGGTTCTAATGGCAAAAACTACATTTGGTTTTACTAATTTTACAGCAGGTGAGTTATCACCTAGATTAGATGGTAGAACAGATTTAGAAAAATATTTTAACGGATGCAAAACATTAGAAAACATGGTTATTCATCCACACGGTGGTGCATCAAGAAGACCTGGAACAAATTTTGTTAGTGAAGTTAAATCTAGTGCAAACAAAACAAGACTAATACCATTTGAGTTTTCTACTACGCAAACTTACATGATGGAGTTCGGCAACCAATATATAAGGTTTCACAAAGATAATGGTATTATTACAGAGACAGGTAAAAGCATTTCTGCAATAACAAAAGCTAATCCTGGAGTTGTAACAGCCAGCAGTCACGGATATTCTAACGGTGATTATGTAATATTAAGCGGAATTGTTGGCATGACAGAATTGAATGGCAGGCAATTTAAAGTTAGCAGCGTAACAACAAATACTTTTGCTTTGCAAGACATGGACGGCAATAATTTTAATACATCTTCACTTACAACTTATACATCAGGTGGAACAGCTTTTCGTATTTATCAAATTGCATCACCTTATACGACAGCACAATTATTTGAAATTAAATACGCACAATCAGCTGACGTTATGTATTTAGTGCATCCAAGTGTAGCAATACAAAAACTTACGAGAACAGGTCATACCTCATGGAGTATTAGTGCTTGTAATATCACTGGCAACCCCAGTCCAGGTCTGTCTACGACAGATAATTTTCCAAGCTCAGTAACTTTTTATGAACAGCGGCTTGTGTTTGCAGGAACAAATAATAATCCTCAATCTATATTTTTTAGTGTGGCTGGATCTTATGAAAACTTTGCTACTGGAACAAACGCTACAGACGCAATGATTTATACAATTGCATCAAACCAAGTAAATGCAATTAGGTTTTTATCTGCTCAAACACAACTTTTAATAGGAACAACTGGAGGTGAGTTTATAGCAACTTCAGGAAGCAATAGTGAGCCTATAACACCAACTAACATTCAGATAACGAGACAAACCAACTATGGTGCTGCAAACGTTGACGCAATACAAATTGCAAACGTAACAATGTTTTTACAGCGTGCAAAAAGAAAAGTTAGAGAAATAGTATATAACTATGAGGTTGATGGATATATTGCTCCAGACATGACAATCTTAGCTGAGCATATAACTGAGGGTGGAATAACATCATTTGCTTACCAGCAAGAGCCAGACAGTATTCTATGGGCTACAAGAGATGACGGCACATTATTAGGATTGACTTATCAAAGAAATGAAAAAGTTATTGGCTGGCATAGACACATTCTTGGAGGCTACAGCGACAGCGGCAAAACAATATCTCACAGTTTTAAAAGTTTTACTGCTAATAGCACTAATGTGAACACAACTAATAACCAGATTACAATTTCATCTCATGGATTTAGTACAGGAGATCCTGTTTATTATTTTACCGAAAGTAATGCTATAGGCGGTATTACGACAGATCTACTTTATTTTATCATATCAGTTAATAGCAATACTATTAAACTTGCTACAACGCCTGCAAACGCAACCGCAGGAACTGAGGTAAGTTTAACGACAGCACCTGGTACAGACACAACGCAGTTTATATTTGAGGGCGTAAATCTTGCAACTGATGTTGTCTACTCTGCAAATCACGGTTTATCAACTGGTGATCATTTTTATTATGATATAACAGGGTCAGCACTATCAAATATTACTGATCGAGCAAAATATTTTGTTAAAAGAATAGATGCAAACCAATTTAAAATTGCATCTGACAGACAAGTAAAAACTTTTGTAAATTTGCAATATGATACTTCATCAAGTGGCGTTCAAACTGATAAAATATTATTAGATGCTAAAGTAGAATCTATAGGTGTTATACCATCAGACCAGGATGAGTATCAACTTTATATGATTACTAACAGATATATAAACGGTTCAACTCGCAGATACGTTGAATTTTTAAAAGGCTTTGAGTTTGGTGAAACACAAGACAATGCATTTTTTGTAGATAGTGGTTTAACTTATGATGGAGATCTAACTTCAACTATTACTGGATTAGATCACTTAGAAGGAGAGACAGTACAAATTCTTGCTGACGGATCATCACACGCAAATAAAACTGTAACAGGTGGAGGTATAACACTTGATAGATCTGCACAAAAAGTACATGTAGGCCTGAACTATGATTCAATCTTGCAAACTCTAAGAATAGAAGCAGGAGCAGCCCAAGGAGTAGCTCAAGGAAAAATAAAACGTATAAATGAAATTACAGTAAGGCTGCACAGAACATTAGGTGTAGAAGTAGGTGGAGATCTAGATAACATGGAAAATATACCATTCAGGTCATCAGCTGCACTTATGGGTTCACCAGTTGCTTTATTTTCTGGCGATAAAAAAATTGAGCTTAGAGATGACTATGGAACAGACGGACATGTATTCGTAAGACAAACACAACCATTGCCGTTGACGGTTTTATCGATTTATCCTGAAGTCACTGTGTACGAGGGTTAATGAAAATTATACCTTTTACAGCAGAACACGGTAAATTTATAGCAACAAGAAGACTCAATAACGACCTATTGAAAGTCAAACCTGAATATACAGACATGCTAGATCAATTAGAAAAACCTGGTATGAGCTGGACTGGATTAATTGAAAATAAAATTATTGCAGCAGGAGGTATGGTTAATATGTGGGGTAATGTTTACGAAGGATGGGTTATGGCAACAATTGATATACATGACTATCCTATTCAGACGGCTAGAATAATAAAAAAAATTTTTGACAGAGTTATGATAGATAACAAAGTTGAAAGATTACAAACGACAGTTAGATCTGATTTTGAAATAGGACATAAGTTTGCACAATGGCTTGGATTAAAATCAGAAGGTGTAATGAAACAATATATGGACAAAGAGGATTATAATTTATATGCGAGGGTTTTTTAATGGGTGATCCAGTAACAATAGCTCTAGTAGCAGGAGCAACCGCTGTCAGTGCTGGTGGACAAATAGCAGCAGGTAAAGCGGCAGAATCAGAGGGCAAAGCTAATCAAGCTATTGCTGAACGTAACGCACAAAAAGCAGATTTAGATGCACAACAAGCTTTAGATCTTGGCAAGAGAAACGTTGCTATATTTCAAAAAGATTTTGATAAATTAGTTTCAGAAAGTCAGATGTCTATATTTAAATCTGGTGTTCGTCTTGAAGGAACGCCATTAGAGGTATTGCAAGAAATGTATGCTGAAGCTGAAATAGAAAAAGAAGTAATTATGTACAATGCAAAAGTCGACTCAGCAGATAGAATAGAAACTGGTGTCATTCAACGTATGCAAGGTGCAGCGGCATTGGCAAGAGGCAAAAATAGAAAAAAAGCAGCATATTTAGGTGCAGGAGAGACACTCTTGTCTGGTGGTGCTACAATTAGTGAAATAGGATAGAGGTTAGAACATGGTTAAAATACCAACATATCAATCACAAACACAGCCTAAATTACCATCTACACAAAATAGACCAGGTATATCTACTGGGGCTGAAGAAGTTGGAAACGCAGTTTCCAGATTTGCAGATAAAGTAGCAGACGTTGCTATGACCGTTTATGAAAAAAATAAGCGTATAAAAGATGACAGGTTAAACACTGAAAATTTGAATGAGTTTACCATAACACACAATGACATTTTCAATAAATATAAAACAAGTAAAGACGTTGAAAACGGTGCAACAAACTATTTTGAAGAAGCTCAAGCAGCTGCAAACGTTATATATGAAAGAACAAAGGTAGATAATCCGTCAGCAGCAGAGTGGTTTTTTAATAAATCAAACAGCTTAATTAGAGGTAATTATCCATCTATTGAAAATTCTATATTTACAAACAATAGAGAAGCTGTGGTTGAAGATATAAATGATTCAAAAAATTTATTTTTTAACACCTGGCTTTCAGCAAATGCAGAAAATAACAGAATAGTACAACAAATGCAGGAGGAGAATATTTTTGGTAGTGACACAGTAATAGGTATGTATGACAGATTAGAAAGAGCAAACATGAAGCCTAATTTAAGTAAAGCACAATTTAATAAAAACCTAGAAGACGAGTTGTCTGTTTTACACGCAAACCAATTGATAAGAACTGATCTACAAAAATTTTACGAATTGCATGACGGAGGAGCTTATGATGGTTTAGAGCCAGAAA